AAAAACACTAGACCAAATTGAATGGAAAAATACATATAGAAAGAATGTTTCTGTTGCCTCTTTCTTTGCTCGCTTCTTATAAGTAGACTGAGCCATAATGATACAGAATATTTTAATTATTTAACCAGTTTCACCAAGTTCTCAGAAAGGAATAGCAGGTCCAGTCTTACCAGCAGCAGGGACTCCAGGAACATCAGGTCCAGTTACTTCTGGGATGTTTGGCATTGCTGCATCAATCAGACCAGGAAGTGCTCCAGAAACTGCTTCTACTGCTGCTTTGGAAAGATTTTCTCTTGCCTGTTCGACCATTACATCTGCATTCTTATACAGATAAACTCCACCACCAATCACAGCAAGTGATGTGAGACCAGATAAAAGTGCGATTACGTTAATTACTTTTTGCATTAGATTACTCCACTAAAGTTCCGTGTGCTCTGCGGATCTCCCGCAGTTCTTCAAAATTCTTTTGCTTGGTGCCTCCATCATATGCCCAAGCATAACCCTCTTCGATCATTTGTTCGTTGAGAGAGACTTCTTCGTCTCCGATGTATAACCACCCGAGAAGTCTACCATATTTACCAACACCGCCATCAAGCTCAGTCCTAATAATAAGATCGTCGTCGCCATCGACAGCACCTTCAAGCTTGTCCTTAAGCCAGTTGGTGGCATCGTATCCCAATTCCTTCTCTTCAAGGTCTCTAGTTCGTTTTTCTGGCGTATCGACTCCTGCCACTCTAACTCTTTCTTTTTTATATAAGTCAAAACCAAGATCAATCGTGACATCAATTGTATCGCCATCTACAACTCTATTAATTTCAATAACTCTGAAGTTGTAACACGACTTCCTGCTGGGGGGAACCATAGCGCCCATAATTGATCTCCTTTGAATCTGCTGATAATGCTAATCCTATAATTGTAGTTGCTGCAGCAATAACAGCACCTGCACCCGCAATCCATATTTCTGCTTTACGGATTCTTCCACGCAATTCATTATCAAGTTCTTTAATTTTGTTTTCGGTTCTATCAATTCTTTCATGAACTAGTTCAATGCGGCGAATTGCATTTTCCAAAGTGCTATCAATGACAGAAACACCAGATGTTTCTGCTTCAAGAGCATGAATTCTTTCACGAAAACTTTCAATCTTGCTTTCTAATACGGCAAGTTTAGAGTCCTGTTCAGCATCCTTATTCGTTAGGTCGCTCATCGCTCATTTCAGAGAAAGACATACGAAGTATATAGACAACACAATACATTGTGAATACAAGTCCACATCCTAAAAGTATAATTACAGACCAAACAGGATCATTTACATCAGTTAGAGGTTTTAATACCAGATTCATCCTTATACCACATTTTGTGATTTATAAAAGCATCATTCCAATCAGAATCCCATGGATCTGGCAAAAATGCTTGATTTGTGATGCGTATATTATCTAGACCATCAACCTCTGATGGTGTCGATTCCATAACCGTTTGTGGTTTTTCTTCTTTTTCCCACTGGTTTTTAAGTTCTTCTGCTTGTTTATCAACAGAAGTCATTTCCATTTGAACTCTACCATCAACCCAGTGTTCCCATAACCACTCAATAAAACCAAGGGCAAGATGATTGATAGGGAACTTTTGTTTGTTCGCCCACCTCTTACCCTTGGTATACCAAGTATCTTCACCACCCCACTGGTGTTCAAATTCGTATTTCATTTTCGGTGAAACCCTTCAGGTTCCGTTTCGTGTATCCAAGTTTTTAGTCTAGAGACATAAAGTCTTAATAAATCTGCCTGGTTCAGATGAAATGTATCCTGAGTTTCGGAATACAATTTATTATGCAAATCCACACCATCTAAGCACTTCTTTATCACAGGATTCCAGGGCTCCCTAAAAGAAGTATTCCATTCTCTTGGCATATATTTACTTTTTCTTACCCCCGTTCTTGGCCTTCTTCGCAGTCGCGTTTCCTTGATTCTGTTTAGATTGACCTTTCTTGCCCTTGTTTGCGGACTTGGCCATTTTTAGTGATTACGAATAACATTTTATTTATTAGCAATCATTAAATGCACTACCAACTTCTGAACCAATATCAGAACCAACCTTCTGTCCTAGAAGAAGTGCCCAACCACCTGCCAACCATCCAACATAAGGAATACTGGTGACTGCTGGGACAATCAGACCAGCACTAATTGCGGTTCCCGCCATCGCACCTTGTGACCGTGCTCCAGCGTCCGCCCGTATGCACTCTTCGCTTTTCACACCTAACTTTCCCTCGGGGTCAACTGCCCCACCTCCTAGGTTTCTAGCACCGTCCATTGTATATTGGTCTACACGATACTCTCTTCTACGAGTTGTGCCACCACCAAAGAATCCTCTCTTCTCTCGATCAAGTTGAAGGGATCTTTCGGAGTTTAGAATAGCAGGGTCGTTTGCTTTGAACTTAATTTTATACCCATCTTTATTTGCCTCCACTTCATAAGAAGAATAATCACCACTAGGAAAATTAATGACGGGATATTGTGGACGAGTGGCATTCAATAAGTGCCCAAGGACTCCAATGTGGGCAACACCGACAAGAGCACCCAACGTAATCGCAATACCTTTAACAGGAAACTTGCGAGGTGACTTTTTCGGTTCTTGTGGAGTGACTTGTTCAGTAACTTCTGATTTTACATCCTTGTTCCATAATGCCATTATCTTAAAAGCGATGGATTATTGTGGTTTATCCTTTGGTTCAACCGCAGATACAACCTCTGGTTCTTTCTTTGCTACTGCTTTACCATTTCCATTACCACCACCTGCCTTGGCAGGACTTAATCCGAATGCAGCAAGTGATCCAGAGAATACGGATGCGATGAAGGTTGGGTCAAAATCAAGAATTTTCTGACCGTTTGGAAGTCTAACGTAACTAAAGGTTAGGAGAGAAGCAGACCAAATAAGTACAACAACTTTCACTAAATTACCAAGGACTTCACTTTTATCTTCATGCTGGTCGTCTTTCTCTTCTACCTTTGCTTTAGATTTATTCCCAAGCATGAGTAAAGAGTAAGGCTCAGTTATTTAGGGGTCCAGTATTTCTACTGTAATGTTTGCATCTTTTATTTTGTTGTATTTTTTACAAAGGGACTCACTTGATTCGTGTTCCCATCGATGGTATGCACTTTTTAGGGATTTGACGTAATCAGTTCCACCGCAACCTACCATTTCATTGGCAACGATGGTCTTGATTAACACATCTCTCGTTAAATGTGTCATATGTAAATGCTGGTTTCCAACAACAAATCCTACATTATAAAACTGAAAAGATTGTCAAAGAATTTGTCTTGGGTGATCTCCCGAACTGAGCGGGTGTTATTATTTATTCAAATATTGGTTTTACAGGCGGATTCCACTCTTCTCTCACTGCTTTCATAACGTGTTTAGGAACACCATAGTATCCCATATGCATCCACACACAGTCAATATAACGAAGATCTTCACGGTCTGTATCTAGTGTGAATGCATCACAATACTCCACAATATCTGGTGGAACCTCAATCTTTTTCCAAGTTAGAGGTTCCTCAACAAAGAACGGAATCACTTAATGAATCCCTCCTCTTTCAACCATTTTTTAGTCAAAGGAGTGGGTTCATAATCCGTCCACATTGTGCCGCGAGCACAGGATTCAAGTGCTTCCATAGTCATATTCTCAGTTCGACCTGCCCAGGATGCCTCTGCTTCCCAAGGACGCGCATGAGGTGGATAGGTACGTTCTACCATCTCACGATACAACATAGGCACGTCTTCTTCTGGTTTGATGATAGCAATCATATTGTTCTTGATAGAACCTGCCATGCAATCTTGTGCAGCGTGCCATCCTTCATGACGCATTACTGCCATCAGAGTTCCAGGGCGTCGCATGTAAGTTTTATTCAGGAAGAAGTTATTGCCTACAGTATGATAAACACCACGATGTCCAACAGGAAAATATCTTTCATCTGCTAGAAACACCTTAACTCCGATCCTATCGAGGGCAAGGAGCATTCTACTGAACTCGTCAGCAATAATGCCAAAATCACTATCGGGATGAGCATCAGCAATAGTGCTGATACTTTCGACTCGCTGGACATCTTTGGTGCATTCGCGGAGTAGCATACACCCCATTGCATCCATAGTGTAGAAACCCTTGGTGATCTTAGAGTGAGCAAGTGCAGGAGCTCCTAGAGAAACTGCTGCAAGCATCGCAAGAATAGACTTAAGCATAGTATACCTCATAGTATTTAACGATTCCACTAGTATTTACATTACCTTGAGAAACCCAATCATGAACACATTCGTAAATACTTTGATTGGAATATCTTGGAGATCCATCAGAACAGATTTCTGATCCATATTTTTTGAGAAGAACATTTAGAGCACTGGTTCGAACACTCATACGTTCATCACTATAACGCCAATCATTAGTTGCCATAAAATTGCCTCATACCATTGGCAGATGTCCAACCACCAGGTCCTTCATGAAAGTTTTCTGAACCACCTTGAGTTTCACTCACAGTGTTCCAGTTTTTACTTGCAAGTTCATACATTTCTTGATGAATGTTTTCAGACTCTTTAGATTTCTCATGCTCCTTACGGAGATCATCATGCAACCTTTCTTGTGCTTCCTGCTGTAGATACTCTTTCTGTTTATCAGTGTGTTCGGGAACAGATCCGAACCAAGAATCTTCTTGAAGAACTGCAGGTGCAGGAACTCCAATATAAGAAGATTCTAAATCTTGAAGTTCTTTACAATCAGCGACTTCATCGCCAATAGCGCAAGTTACTTTATCCTCAAATTCAGAACGAGGAATAAAGATTTGTTTGATTGCTTTGATTGCTTTGGTGATCATGCTAATACTAGTTTTTTAATGTAATCGTATGCGTATTGTTGACGATATCCTTTGATGCCCCATCCTAACCAATAATAAGCAGCAACCATATACTGATCAACTGTCTTACCACCACCTTCAAATTCTGGCAAATAGCGTTGGAATACAGATTCGTTGATCATGTATGCTGTCTGACCCTCAAGTGAAGAAGGATCATAACCATAACGCTCAGCAAAGACACCAAGATTTCTATAACGTCCTACACTGGTCCACTGAATAAGACCATACCCCCCGCTATAGCAACGGTCGTAAGGAACTCTAGCCCCTCCCTCGCATATGTTGGGATGGAAGTTGCTTTCTGATTTAATGTTTCCCATGATCGTAGCAAGTGCATTACGATCATAGATTTTGGTCTTTTCTTGAAGTTTTGAGAGAACATATTGTTCATTAGAATTACATCCAGGACACTTCCAAGATTTTTCTACCACTTCAATCGGAACTGCTTTTTCTTTATTAACAGAGACATCAACCTCTGGTGGATTCTTAATCTTACTGATACTTGGATAAGCACAAGCAGCAGGAATAGAAGTAATCAAAGAAAGAGCAAGTAGTTTTTTAAGCATTAAATTAGTAGAACTCATCATCCGTTATAGGAATTAAACTCCTTATACGGCACAATTTTTGTTTATATAGGAGTTATTCTCCAAGATATTCAAGAGAATAAATGTCATGATCTTCAATTTCTGGATTCAACCATTCGGCAAATTCACATTGAAGTGCATGAGCATTCTCAATAGATTCTAGATCATCATACGTTTTCATTTCACAAAGAGTGTGCAATCGATCAACTGCCCAATCATGAGTCATCTGTAGCGTAGTTTCCAAAGTTTCCATAATCTTTACGCATGTAGCGTCCTAGAATATTGCTATTGTAGTACGCTGGCATTCCATTGTCAAGTGCCTCTGACAACACATTGTTCAGAAACAACTGCTTGGTCTCTTCGTAATTACAAGTTCCTTTCGTGGCATGAAGACTTAGAATCTCTCTACTGAAGTTCTCTTTGCCATACTTTTTTATATCTTCTTTTAATTCGGGACAAGAACCATAATACTTTTTCCAATCTGATTCTTGTTTTACTTTTCTTTTCTTTCCAGGAGGTTTTCTAAACGACCAGAAATACTTTCTACCAATGTACGATCGTCCGTCGTACTTATCGG